ACCACCAAGAAAGATGCCGGCTCTGGCATCTTCATCATGGAGAACGGCGAAGTCAACGGCTATCGCGGTGTGCTCTCCAATCAGGTGGCAACCGGCGATCTGTGGTTCGGCAACTTCGCTGACCTGATCATCGGCTACTTCTCGGGTCTCGATCTGATGGTGGATCCTTACACCCACAGCACCTCGGGCACCGTTCGCGTGGTGGCCATGCAGGATTGCGATATCGCCATCCGCCATCCTGAGTCGTTCAGCCGCGGCAACAACACCCTCTGATCATGTTGATCAAGGTCCTACGGCAAACAATGCTGGCAGGCCAGGTGGTTCGTCTTGGGGATGTTCTAGAGGCATCCCCCTCTGACGCCAAACTCCTGATCGGTATTGGCAAAGCTGTTGCGGTCGCAGATAAGGCGGCCGATCTGGTTGAGGCAATCGCTCAGCCAGCACCCAAACCATCCACCTCTAGACGGAGGGCTAAATCATGACCATCCACAACCTTGGATCTAAGACCACGGTCCTGGGCCTGCTGCGCAACGACGTTGTGACAGCAACCACGACCGGTTCTGCCATCGACCTGCAGGGCTACGAAGGCGACATGGCTGTCCTGCTGGACGCCGAAGCCGGTAGCGCTGGCGTCACCTATGCCGTCAAGCTGACCGAATCCGACACTTCTGGCGGTTCTTACAGCGACGTCACCGGCGGTGCATTCACCACCACCGCAGCTAACACTGCATCCCTGCAGAAGATCTCTGTCAACGTCACCAACCTGAAGCGCTATGTCAAGGTCTCTGTGACCGTGGCTGGTGGCACCGGTGCTGGCGCCGTTGCAGTGATCGGCCTCGCTTCTGCGAAGTACAGCTGATCATGGCACTCACGGAGGATTTGGATGTTTTCTTGTCGGACTTCGGCGTTAGCTGCACGGCTGGCGCCACAACCGCCAAGGGGATCCTGGACATGCCAAGCCAGGTGATCAGTGATGGGATGGTGCTAACCACCGACTACACGCTGACCGCTAAGTCCTCCTCCTTTGGCAGTCTCATCCGCGGCGACTCGATCACTGTGGATGGGACTGCTTACACCGTCCGTGAAACCTTGCTGATCGACGACGGCAAGTTCATACAAATCGGGATCCAGAAGACATGAGCGGTCCTTTCAAGGTCAACACGCAAAGCCAATGGGCGGCACAGAATCCTGTATTGATGGCAGGAGAGCCGGGCCTTGAAAGCGAAACCGAGAACCTCAAGATCGGCGATGGCCGCACCCAATGGAACCGACTGCCGTATTTCAGCAGCCCGGGTTATTGGGGATCGTTCTGGGATTCAACCTCTCAGACTGCTACGGCAAACACACCTACGCCGATCCTGATCCGCGGGAACGACCTAAGCAACCGCGGCGTCAAGGTCATCTCGAATAGTCGGATAACGGTTGACCATCCGGGGATCTATAGCTTCACTTTTTCGATTCAGTTCAGCAATGCTGGCGAGCAGATCCATGACGTGAACGTCTGGCTGCGCAAGAACGACAGCGGCGCTACTGGTGATGTCCCTGATAGCGATAGCAAGTTCAGCATCATTGCCAAGCATGGCGGCATCAATGGCAACGTGATCGGCACCGTGAACTTTGTGCTGCAGCTTGCAGCAGCTGATTACATTGAACTGATCTGGGCCACCAGCAACGCTGATGCCTACATCCACGCTGAGGCTGCAGCAACCAGCCCATTCGCGCATCCAGGTATTCCTGGCATTATCTGCACCGTGACCCAAGTAGCGTCGGCCTGACCATGACGACAAAGCGCGAATCGATCCTTGCTCAGATCGCCACTACGTTGGCCGGCACCACGGGCGTAAGCACGCGGATCTATCGCAGCAGGGTAGAGCCACTGACGCGCGGTGAGAGTCCAGCGATTGTGATTCAACCGATCACAGATCAAGCCCAGCAGAACACCAGTCTGCCAACCCTGGATTGGAGCCTTACAGTACGGATCGATGTGATCGTGCGTGGCAACATCCCAGACCAGCAAGCTGACGCCACTGTTGAGTCAATGCACAGCAAGCTGATGGCGGATCTGACGCTAGGTGGCCTGGCCTATGACATCCAGCCCAGCCTGGTGAATTTTGAATTGGTGGAAGCAGATCAACCCGCTGGCGTGATTGCTTGCGACTATGTGGTGCGCTATCGCACGCAGGTTGCAAGTCTTGCCGCGTGATAGTAGCAGCTACGATGGAAGCTGAGCAGGGCCTCGGCGCCCTTTGATTCACCTCTGGGGAGCCACCAATGGCATCAGTTCTGACACGCCGGCGCCTGATCCTGGCCAAGATTGAAACGACATACGGCACCGACTCATCACCGGCTGGCAGTAATGCCGTGCTGGTGCGCAACCTTGAGATTCAACCGCTGCTATCCGAAACGGTCAACCGCGAACTGGTGAGACCATTCCTCGGTCAGTCCGATCAACTGCTCAGCCAGACGCGAGTTGAGGTTTCGTTTGAGGTTGAGCTGGCCGGTTCAGGCACTGCTGGCACGGCACCTGCATATGGTGCGGTGCTGCGCAGCTGTGGCCTCAGTGAAACGCTGGTGACAAGCACGAGCGCAACGTATGCGCCAATCAGCAGCAGCTTTGAAAGCTGCACCATCTACTACCACCAAGATGGCATCCGTCACAAGGTGACCGGCTGCCGCGGAACATTTGAGATGAACTGCGAGGTGGGGCAGATCCCTGTGATCAGCTTCACGATGACGGGCATCTACAACGCACCGACTGACACAGCGCTGCCGACGCCTACCTACAGCAATCAGGCGACGCCTGTCATCTTCAAGGAAGGGAACACCACCAGCTTCTCGGCATTTAGCTATGCCGGTTGCTTGATGAGCTACAACTTCAACATGGCCAATGATGTGATCTACCGCGAACTGGTGGGTTGCACCAAGGAGATCCTGATCACGAATCGGGCGCCCAGCGGCACCGTGGTGATTGAAGCGCCGACCATCACGGCAAAGGATTTCTTCACCATCGCGACCGGCACCACCACCGGCAGCATCACCTTCCAGCACGGTCAAACCGCCGGCAACCGGGTGACCATGACAACCGCCCAGTCTGATCTAGGCAATATCACCTATTCAGATCAGGATGGGATCCAGATGGTGAACCTGCCATTTATTGCGGTTCCGACCTCGGCAGGCAACAATGAGATGAGTCTGGCGTTCACCTGATCGGATGGCATTTGTCCTAAGTCAATCGCAGAGCTACAGCTGGCCGGTGGTGATCCGCCTGCCAGCTGATGGTGGCAAGCGTGAGAAGTCGACATTTGACGCGGTCTTCAAGCGGCTGCCACAGAGCCGCATCAATGAGATCCAGACCTTGGTGCAGCAACGCCTGAAGGCTGCTGAGCACAACGAGGATCTCGACAATGGCGTGACTGATCAGAGCATTGCCGATGAGCTGCTCGTCGGCTGGTCTGGCATCGTCGACTCCGATGGTGACGACGTGCCATTCACTGAGGCAGCCAAGGCCCAACTGCTTGATGTGCCGATGGTGGCCGGCGCATTGATCGGCGCTTATTTCGAGTCGCTCGTTGAGCAGAAGAGAAAAAACTGATCGGCGCCGCTGAATACTGGGCCAGCGGCGCAACGATTGACGACACCGAAGATGACGCAGCAGCGTTCGGATTGGTGCTGCCTGATCTCACTGATCGGGATGAACACTACGAAGTAACGCCAGAAGCGTGGCCGGTGGTTGAGCTATTCCTCAGGCTTCAGACCCAATGGCGTGCTGGATCATCCGGCATCGTCGGTTTGGACTATGGTGCTGTGCGGTGGATCATGGACCTATATCAAATCGATGATCAGCGCATGATGCTTGAAGACCTGCAGGTGATCGAGGCTAAAGTGGTGGAGATCGTCAACTGCCGCAGGGACTGAGCCATGGCATTGGACATGACCACGGCTCTAACGATCAGAGCCAAGGTCGATGGAACCAATGAGGTCAACGCACTCAATGCTGCCCTTGGCAATACAAGCAAGCAGGCCACCAATGCAGCCGGCGCATTCGGCAAGCTTGGCCAGGTAACGGGCAAGATCACAGCCGGATTCGGATCGTTGATTCCAGCTGCTGCATTGGCTGGTTTGACTGCGATCGCGAAGAGAACGATCGACGCAGCAGACAACCTGAACGACCTAAGTCAGCGAACTGGCGTGGCTGTTGAAAGCCTGAGCCGGTTTGGCAATGCTGCAGCTGATAGCGGCAGCTCGGTTGATGAGGTTGCCAAGGCTATGAGTCGACTCGCCAAGGGCGTGGTTGATCCAGCCTCTAGCGCATCTCAGGCTTTGAACAGAATTGGCATCAGTGCGGTAGATACCAACGGCAAGGTGAAGAGCCTTGACGAGATCATGCTGTCGATCTCTGATGTCTTCGCCAAACTGCCAGATGGCGCGCAGAAAGCTGCACTCGCGCAAGAACTATTCGGCAAGAGTGGCGTCAACCTGATTCCACTTCTCAACCAAGGGCGCGAAGCTCTCAGTCAATACTCAGCAACCATTGACACGGAGCTAGCGCAGGCATCAGACAAGTTCAACGACACGTTGAACGCGATTGGCATTGCACTGGCGGGACCATTTAGCGAGGCTGTTACGGCGTTACTGCCTGCCATCACATCGATCGCCGAGGCCTTGGTGGGCCTGATTGAAGGGTTCTCGAATCTGCCAGAGCCATTGCAGGCTGCCATCCTCGCATTTGGTGGATTGGCCACAGTGTTGGTGGCACTGGCACCGGCGCTCGCATCCATCATCACGATCGGTAGCGCCATCGCTGGATTGTTTGCAGCAGGTGGCGCGTTGGCCGGTGCTGGCACCATTCTTGCCGGCCTTGCTACTGCATTCATCGTTTTGGTTACAGGGCCGGCAGGGATCGTTGCACTCTTTGTCGCAGCAGGCGTTGCGGTCTATGCGTTCCGCGACAAGATCGCAGATGCATTCAGGGCTATTGGCTCAGTGCTGACTGCTGCTGCAAGGTTCTTCTTTGATGGCTACGTCAAGCCTGTGCTGGCGTTTTACAGCAAGATCATCGACGGCATCAAATCTGGAGTCAACTCACTGGCCTCGGCATTGACTGCACCGTTTAAGTCAGCTGTCGACGTGGTTAAGTCCATCTTTCAGTCACTGCTTCAGTTCGTAGCCAATGGTGTGAACAATGCAGTCAGGCTAATCAACGGCGTAATCGGCACTTACAACCGACTGCCTACGCCAGATCTTCCAACAGTGCCAACGGTCTCAGTGCCAGCCTTTGCAACAGGTGGCGTTGTCAACGGGCCAACGCTTGCCATGGTTGGTGAGCGCGGCACTGAGTACATCGTGCCGGAATCCAAGATGGCTGGCGCCGCTGCCAACTACCTCAACGGCATGCGTGGTCGGAATGTCATCCCGGCATTCGCCGAGGGTGGTGTTGTTAATGCGATGGGTGCTGGCGGCGCGGCCAACACCACAGTGCAGATCACGACCGGCCCGGTGCTGCAACAGGATGGCCAGCGCTATGTGACCATGGGCGATATGGAGCGAGCCCTGCAAGACTTCAGCGCGCAGATCTTCCGTAACTCTCGCAGCTATGGCGGCCGTCGCTATCAGGGAGCCTACTGATGAGCAATAGAGCCCAAAGCCAATACCTACGGATCTTCGATGCCACCACCACCTATGCAAGGTGGCAGACCTACTACGTGAATCAGACCATCACGTTGGACGGCGCCAGCTGGTCATACATGCCATTCAGCGCCAGCGGCATCGTGGAGTCCGGCGCCAGTGGTGGCAAGTCTGTAAGCATCACGGTTCCTGCAACCAACAGTGTGGTTCAGGCGTTCAGCTTGGCGCTCAGCTATGGCAGGTTGTGCGAGCTCAAGATCTATGAGTTCGACAGCCGGCTCGACAACACCGTGCCACAAGCTGGCCAGGATCTGATCGCCAGCTACACCGCAGAGGTAGTCGACGTATCGGGCACCTTCTCAAGGCTTGACATTGAACTGGGCAGTAGCCTGTCACCAGTGGGTGCGCAGGTGCCACCACGTAAGTTCACGAGCTACCTGATCGGATCACCGCTCCGCATATGAGCCTCAATATCTCCGATCCACTTTCGCTCCTGCCATATCAGAACGGTCTGGCTGATCCGCCTTTGCTTGAGGCAGCAGCAACAGCAGCCGAAGATCTGACAGCACAACAGCGGGCGTACAAGATCGGTGATCCGGTGCCGATTGTCTTCTGTCGTCGCGTCTCAAACAATGGCGGCGTAATGGTTAGCCCCGGTGCAACGGAGGCTAGGTATCAAAACAACGGGACTACCAATGCACTCACCGTCAGTCTGATGGTTGTGCTGAGTGAAGGCGACCTGCCTCAAATCGCAATCAAGGATTGCTTTGTTGGGCCATGCCGTCAGGGCACATGGAATCAGACATACGACCGCCGCGCTGGCACGTGGACGCCTGGCAACTTCGTAACGACTGTTGCAGGCAAGCAACCATGGAGCTGCCCCTACTACTGCGGCACGTCTGGGCGGTACGAGGATATGACCACGCTCAGCTATGTCAACACCTTTGTCGATGGCAGCGAGCGTTGGGAGCATCAGCTGCATGTGTTCGTGAGGCAGGGGATTCAAGTCACTCGGGTCCTGGATAGCACACTGGGCCCGAGCAACAACGTCATCGATCTGGCGTTGTACCTGATGACTCAATCAGGCAGGATCCCCAGCACACTGATCGACAACACTCAGATGCTGGCCGCGGCCAACTTCACAGAGACCAATGGCCTGCACTTCAATGGCATCTTCCAAGACAGCCAGAACCTAGACGAGTGGCTGGAGCAGATCAGCAACGATTTCCTGCTGCGCCTGACCGAGAGCAATGGCAAGTTTGGATTCAGGCCGCGGCTGCCTGTCAACGTCGACAGCACCATCAAGACAACAGCCGTCACTTGGGAGTACACATTCACTGAGGATCATCTACTGCCAGATGGTTTCGAGATTCAGTACATCCCACTAACCGAACGGCAGCCGGTCTGCCTGCAGATGATGTGGCGGCAGCAGCCTGATTCGGATATCGGTTTTGCTCGCACCACTGAGATCCGATACACCGGTGAAGCAGACGCCGGACCGTTTGAGCAGTACGACCTAAGCGGATTCTGCACCAGCGAAACGCACGCTGTGAAAGTTGGCGCCTATCGGTTGGCGCGCCGCAAGTACATCACCCACACGTTGCGGTTGAATGTGCGCCCCGCCAGCTACAACAGCACGCTGACACTGGGCGACATCGTGCGTGTCAGGCTGCGCCGCGAGACAGCACTAGCAGCACTCGACTATCACGATTTTCTGTATGAGGTGGACCGGATTGAGAAAACTGCCAGCGGTGCATGCGTCTTTGATCTGACGCACTATCCGATTGACTCTCAAGGACGCAGCTTGGTAGCGCTAGAGGTCGCAGCAGCCACCGCACCTGGCGTCACCATCGCGGCGGGCCGCAGTGATTACAGCTGTGACGACAACTCACCATCAGACAACACACCGCTCGGCAGTGGCGGGATCGACTATCCCGCGTTTGATGACACGCCAGCCTTGGCCGATACAAGCGTGGATCTCACGGCACCAACTGAACCCACATGGCCAGAAGGCGGCAGCCCACCGATCGGCCCTAATGCCAGCC